AATAGCTATTTTGAAAGTTATGACCTCGCTCTTGCTGCTGCGTTAACCGCAAAGCCAGCAGGCGACACTACTACTAAATATTATTTCGGCCAAGAAATTGCTGTTGCCGAAATGGTAGATAACGTACCTTAGAGTGCGAAATTATATATCATCGCTCCTGAAGCTCAAGAAGATGGTTCTGTTGTAGGAACTCTTCAAGAGGTTGGCTCTGCCACTGACGGCGATGGTAAATCTATTGAACTTGTCGAAGGCGTTCTTTCTGTAAAGGATTTCGGCAAGCGTTTTTATAAATACATCGCAGCTACAGAAACTGAAGAAGCTAAATATGAACTTGTTGAAGTTTCTGAAAGCAACCCTTGGAAATCCGGTTTACAACCTCGCATTGATGCCGAAGGTAATATCGCTTGGTACGAACCCAATCCTACTACTATTGAAGGAGTACAAGATTAGGTAACTGGTATTCAAGGCGATGTCGAATAGGCTCAACAAGATATTGACGCAGTTGAAGAAAACCTCGTAAAAGCTGAAGAGAAAATTGATTCTATCAATGATACTCTTTATGGCACCGACGGTGAAGAAGCTGTCGAAGGTCTTGTTGATAAAGTAGCAACTCTTGAAAGTGAAATGGATGCTGTTCAAGGAGCTATTGAAAATACCTATACAAAAGAAGAAGTTGATGGTCTTGTAAGTGGAGTATTCCATTTTAAGGGCGAAGCCGAAAGTGTTGATGCACTTCCTGCTGCTTCTGCTGAAAATGTAGGTCATGTATATCAAGTTGGTGATCTTGAATATGCTAGCAATGGTGAAGAGTGGGTTGAACTTGGTTTCGTTGTTGATTTAAGTTCTTATGCGACTAAGACTTATGTTGATGATGAAGTTAAAGAAGTTCAAGATGCTCTTGATATTGCTGAAGGTATTATTGAAGGACATACTTCTGATATCGAAGAAATTAATGGTGCTATCGAGCGTATCGATGGCGAAATTGATGTTCTTGAAGAAGCTGATAGAGGATTTACTTCTCAATTTGAAACCGTAAATGGCAAGATTGAAGCCCTTGAAACTGCGGATGAAACATTTACTTCTCAATTTGAAACTGTAAATGGTAAAATTGAGGCTCTTGAAGCTGCAGATATTGCTTTTGATACTAAAGTTGGTTCTCTTGAAACTACACTTGGTAATATAAATTCTAGAGTTGGCGCTCCTTCTGAAGGTTCTACAATTACTGTATTGTTCCCAGCTGTTGAATCTTTACAGAATAGAATTAATGATTTAGAAATTAATTCTGGCGCTGGCGAATTAAATATTATTAATGGTATTACCATTAATGGAACTGCTCTTACTCCAGACGGTTCAAAAAATGTTGCTCTTCCAATTTTTGATGGCTCCAATATTGGTCTTGTACCTGTTGTTGGTGATGATATTGTTACTGCCACTTCTTTCTTGTCCGCAGAAGGCGCATGGATTGATGTCGCTTCTATGATTGATAATAAGATCGATGAGGCATTAACTTGGGAAGAAATTTAAAAATAAAAAAGAAAAAGGGGATATTTAACTATGGCTTTAACTGATAGCATTCGTTTTAGATAGGGTAGTTTAGCCTCCCTCGTTAATCAGTCTGTTGTTAATGGTTCTTTATGGTTCACCACTGACGAAGGTGCAATTTATTTAGACGTTAATGGTAGCCGTGTTCGCTTCGGTGATTTTGTAACTGTTGCTAACGTTGCTTCTCTTCCTACTGCAGGTCATGCTTATGAATCTGCTCTTTACTATGCAAAAGCTGAAAATGTTCTTGCTCGTTGGGATAAAGCCTCTAGCAAGTGGGTTCAGCTTAATGCTGCTGGCTTAACCAAGGTTAATGTTACTGGTGGTGGCAATGTTCTTGCTGGTGCCACTACAACTGTTGACCCTGAAACTGGTGCAAAGGTTCTTACCTTTACCACTCAGAATGTTGCAACTTCTGAAGAACTCGGCACTATGCAGACTCGCGTTTCCACTCTTGAAACCAAGATGGAAGGCGTTCAGGCTGACATTACAACTTTAAAGGGCACAGGCGAAGGTTCTGTTGCTAAGGCTGTTGCTGATGCTAAGGCAGACCTTCAGGCAAAAATTGATGCAGTTGATGCTCTTGCTGATCAAGGTATCGCAGATGCTGCTGCTGCAAAAACTTATGCAGAAGGCGTTCAGAGCAACTTAAATGCTACTAATCTTCGCATGGATACTGCTGAAGCTGATATTGATGCTTTACAGACAGCTATTGGCGAAGGTGGCAGTGTTGACGAGAGGATTGAAGATCTAAAAGAAGAAATCCTTGGTGATGCTAATAGTGCAGCAGGCTCTGCGACTGTTTCTGGTGCTAATAAAGCCGCCGCAGCCGCACAAGCCGCCGCAGATGCTGCACAACAAGCTGCTGATGATGCTCAGGCAGATGCCGATGCTAACGCAGGTGAAATCAGCGGTCTTAAGACTCGTATGGACGGAGCAGAAGCTGATATCGACGATCTTCAGGCTGCTGTTAATACCTTAAATGGTGATGACAAGACTGAAGGTTCTGTAGATTATAAAGTAGCTCAGGAAGTTGCTAAAATCTTAAATGATAACGACGCTTCTGATATTGACACTCTTGAAGAAATTGCTGCTTGGATTAAGAATGATACCGCAGGTGTTGGTTCTCTTGTAAGCCGTCTTGATGCCGTTGAATCTAAGAACAATTCTCAAGATACTTTAATTGAAGGCTTAGATGCTGAAATCGATGCTAACAAACAGGCTGCCGAAAAGGCCGTTTCTGATCTTGAAGAAGCACTTATTGGTGATGCTGAGACCTATACCGATCTTGGCAAGGCTGAAGATGCTATTATCGCAGCTAAGGCTCAGGCTGATAAAGGCGTTGCTGACGCAGCTGCTGCTTCTGCAGCCGCCGCCCAGGTTCAGACTAATTTAAATGCAACTAATGGTCGTGTAGAAGGCGCAGAAGCTGATATCGATGACCTTCAGGCCCGCATGACTCAGGCAGAAGCTGATATTGACGCTCTTGAAGCTGCTGATACTACTATCCGTGGCGAATTCGCAGCTGCTGATACTGCACTTAAGAATGAACTTAAAGGCGATGCCACCACTTATACCGATCTTGGCAAAGCAGAAGACGCTATCCAGGCTAACACTGGTTCTATCAATACTATCAATACCAACATTGAAGCTATCAATGCTGTTTTGACTTGGGATACTTTTTAATTAATAAGAAAGGCGGATATTAACTAATAATATCCGCCTTTATTTTTATATAAATAAGAAAAAAAGGAGGACTCTAAATGGGCATTATGGATTCTCCAGTAAGATTTTTCAAAGGCTCTAAATCTGCCATTGACAATTTTTAGGGAATTGAAGATGGAAGATTGTTTTTTGCGACAGATACAAAATAGATAATGCTTGACTGTAATTTTACAGACAGCGAAGCAAATAACTATAATAAGAGAATTACTTTTGGTGGGTCTACTGGTATTCACTATGCAAATCGCACTTTCACAGAAGATGAAATTGCAGCTGATTTGTATGTCTTTTCCATTTTAGATGGTCATATCGATCAAGAAGGAGAAGAACTTCCTGAGATTGATGATCTAATTTTGAACGTAAAAGATGGCTCATTTTATCGTGTCACAAGACGAGATGAAACAGAGCTTACTGTAGAAGCTACTAAATTGACAATTTCCGGTTCTGGTGGCGGCGGTGGAACCGATGGTGGCGGTGGATATATTTCACGTACGCTATTATCTGATCGTACCTTATATGCCACTAAAACTTCTGCGAATATTCAAATGAAATATACTTGTTATTCTACTGCAGATGGCGCAAGTATTCGTGCTACAGTGTATGTTGGTACGGGCAGTGGCAGAAAACAAGTTGATTATTTCCCAGAAGTTAGCCAAGAAGAACCCAATATCGTTAACATTGCGGAATATATGTCTACTTTAAAATTGAATGCCGCCAACACAATTACCATTCAATTAGAAGATGATTATGAAAATTCCATTTCAGTATCTTGTACTGTATATGTTTATGATATGTATGTTACTCTTGTTGGTAGTAGCATGATTTTACCCCAAGAGAACGATTTTACTTTCCAGGTTCGTCCATATGGAGGCCAAGAATTATCTAATCGCGCATTAGTATATGAATTGCGTCAAGCAGGTAGTGATTCTGTTATTGCGAAAGAAATTGAATATACCACTGCTGACAATGGCTCTTCTGCGAATAAAACTATTAAAAAGCAAGAGCATGGCGAATATACTTTAACTGTATATTTACAAGGTTAGATTCCTAAATCTGAAGAGTATTTAACTTCTCCTCCTATTCAAATCGAAATTCCATTTTATAATGCGAATGCTTCTTCTCCTCTAATTACTGCCACTTCAGGTATTACTTCTGCCACACAGTACGATAAAATTAAAATCGATTACATGATTACATATGGAGCAACAAGTACTTCATACGTTAAATTGTTAGCAGAATATGATGAAGGCTTTGGCTCTCGCGTAGTCGGAGAAGAAATGATTGTTGAAATCAATAATAAGGAATTCTATAATTGGAATGTAACTTTTGATAAAGCTGCAACTTATTATTTATCAATTATTTATTTGGATTCAAACCAAAATGAAACCGATTATGCCAAAATCTTTACTCCAATTATTGTTGAATCTTTTGATGAAGAAGTTCCAGTAATCAATACTGCTGATCCATCATTAATGTTATACTTCACCTCTAAAGGTAAGTCTAATAATAGCCAAGATAAAGATACTTGGGTTTCTAAGTATTATGGTGGAGAAGTAAAAGCACAATTTTCTAACTTTAACTGGAACACTAATGGTTGGATTGAAGGCCCAGACGGTTTAGGTTTACATCTTACCAATGGCGCAAAAGTAGTTATTCCTTATTCTCCATTTAAACCTGATAGTAACGGTTTGGGTGCAGAAAATTTAGGTCGTACTATTGAATTAGATTTCAAGATTTCTAATGTGCGCGATGAAATGGCTCCTGGTATTCAATGCCGTTCTTACTATACAGCTGAATTAGATGATGGCACCAAAGAAGAAATTACCCAAGTAGGTTTTTAGATTTATGGTAATAAGAGTCAGATGAACTCTGCTTAGGTAAAATCTAAAATTACTGATATGAGTGGATGGACTACGATGTTCAAAGCAGGAACACGTATTCATTTAACCTATGTTATTAATAGTGTAAATGATACTCCTCCTCGTATTTTTTATACTTTCTTAAATGGTGTTACTTCTTCTCTATCTGCTTATACAGAAACAGACCAATTTATTGACTTATCTGAAGATAAAGATAAAAATATTTTCGATTCTGAATTTATTTTTGATTCTTCATATATGGATATTGATATTTATTCAATTAGAGTTTATCAATCTTCATTGAGACCAAATGATGTTCTTCGTAACTGCATCGCAGATAAATCTTCTGCTACTGACGCAGCAGCAGAATGGAAATAGAATGATGTTTTAACTACCTTCGAAGATAGAACAACTGGTATTGACCTTGAAGAAGTTATAAAGCTTGGCAATATTCCTTATATGGTATTTTATGATGGTCGTGATACCGGTAGTAAGAAAGATGAAGGCTGGGAAGACCCTGATTTTGAAGACGGCGAATTCCCGACTTCTGATGAATCTAGATTGCCAACTGGTAAAAAGGACTTCCGTCACATGGAAATGTATTATGTTGACCCAATTCGTGGTGAAAAATATAATATTGGTACTCCTGATAGTCCAGTAATTGTTACTTGCTACGCTCAAGGTACTTCCTCTCTGGAATATCCTGTCAAGAACTTGCGTATTTATTTCCGCAAGAAGGATGACGGCAATCACCCGAATCAAATTGCTAAATATTCTTTAGAAGATAAACTTCCCGCTGTTAACTTGTTTACTTTAAAAGCAGACTACATGGAATCTGCTAGTGCTCATAATACTGGTACTGCTAATATTTTGGATGAACTTTATAATTCAATTGGATTAAAGAGTCCTGCTGCGGCAGCTTATCCAGATAATAGAATTGTAACTGCGATTTTGGGACATCCTATTGTTTGTTTCTATAAGCCATATAAAGCAAGTGCAGAATTCCCGGATCGTTATCAATATATAGGTCGTTATAATTTTAATTTAGATAAAGCTACTCATGAATTATTCGGTTTTGAATCCGAAATGGAGGCATATGGTTCCCAGAAGAAACCTTGGGGCTATTTACAGAATGCGGATGGCTCTTTAAGAGACGGTTTTAATACAGCTCTTGAATTTACCGATGGAAAAGTATATTATTCTGAACCTAACTTAGAATCCACTAAAATTGAATTCACTCAAGCTACAGAAGAAGACCGCGAAAAGGCATTTGGTAAGCAAGCTGCTATTGGCCCAATGTATGAATATAAGAGCGCAGAAGAAGGCGTTACTTGTGTTCAATGTTGGGAGTTCTTAAATAATACTAGTCCATTAGTTGGATTTAGAGAATATTGGGATGAAGAAGTAGATAAAGTTGAAATAACTCATAAAGATGATACCGGAAAAACTGTAGTAGATCATGCTCCTTATGCTGACTGGACAGGCGCTTTTGAATCTCGTTATCCAGAACATGAAGAGGAAGCTTCAACTGATAAACGTACTTTAGCAAGAATGTTAAACTGGGTTGCATCTACTAATAGACATCCTGACGTTGTAGCAAAAGAATTAGCAGAACAGGGAAAAGATACTTCTCCTGAAGCTATTAAAGCAGAACAAGAAGCCAGATTAAATAAATTTAATTTAGAATTTGCTGAATATTTTGTTCCAGATTTTGTTGCTTTCTATTATGTCATTACAGAGTTTCTTCTTATGATTGACTCTCGTGCTAAGAACATGATGATGGCATGTTTTGATGCCGATCCAGAAAATAATACTGGACATTGGATGCCTATTTTCTATGATATGGACACAATGCTTGGTGTTGATAACTCTGGTAACTTACGTTTCCCATATAGCCAAGAGGATAATCAACTTGATACTTTTAATGCCGCAGGTACTTATGATGCTACTCAATATAGTGTATTGTGGTGTAATTATCGAGATGCTCGTTTTGGCGATATTAAAGCTATGTATCAAAAATTACGCAAAGGTGGAGTATTTAATTATAATCGTCTTTTAAGAGCTTATAACGCTGATCAAGCAGACGCTTGGCAAGAAGTTTATATTAACGAAGACGCCGATTATAAATACATTGATCCTCTTGTTAGCGGATATGAAGTTTGGTTCGATCCAGAAGGCAATATTATTACTGCTGAAGAAGCAGCAAAAATTGAAGGCGCTAAGAAGAAGAGTGCTGCAAACTATTTATATGCCGCTCAAGGTACTCGTTCGCAGCATCGTAATTATTGGTTAGAAAAGCGCTTTAATTATTTAGATTCTAAATATAATTATTCTCAAGAGGTATTAGGCTCTTCTGCAGGTTCTGGTTTGAACTTCCGTTTGAATTCTGACCTAGCACAAGGCGCAGGTAAGCCCAAGTTCTCTGGTGACTTTGATTTCATTTCATTAGCAGACCAATATGTAACTGTTGACTATGCTCAAGGAAATATTGTTGGTCCTGTTCGAATTTATGCAAATCAGCCTTATCATGTTGATAGTCCTTTTGAGACATCGACTGACCAAGAAATGTATATCTATGGTCTTGATGATATTGTTGAACTGGGTGACCTTTCTACCAAATACTTTAATAAGTTCCAGTTAAATAAGGCAACAAAATTACGTAAATTAATTCTTGGTTCTCACGAAGGTAATTTCAGTAATCCGAACCTTGGTACGGCAAATATTTTTAATATTGGTGAGAAGGGAGCAAATGTTCCATTCCTAGAGGAAATTAATATTGAAAATTGTTCCGGTATTAAAGATGCTTTGGATTTGTCTGCTTGTCCTTATTTACAAAAAGTATATGCAAAAGGCTCAGCAATTACTACTGTAAATTTCTATCCCGGTGGAAACTTATAGCACATAGAATTGCCATCTTCCACTACTGCTCTCTCCTTGAACGGCCAATTGTTCTTTAATACTAAAGATCATCCTGAAAATTTGAGCATTGAGAGCTATCGTAGATTAGCAAAAATGCATATTACTAATTGTCCTCTTGTTGATTCTAAGACTTTGTTTAAGAATACTATTTATACTGCTAGTTCAGGTAATGATGTTAGCTCTCTTTTAAATATTCGCTTAGATGATTTAGATTGGACTTTTGACGTAGATGAATGCGTATTTAAAGATAATGTTTTAACTAATATTCCACTATTAGATATTTTGGTCACTTTAAATGGTCTAAATACTGCAGGTAACAATATTACAAGAGCAGATATGAATAATGACTATTTGGCAGGAACTATCACTATTCTTAATGGCAATAATTATGGTATTAATGAATTGACACTATATGAAAAGTATAGTATTTTATTCCCTAATTTACAATTTAAGTATACAGAAAATAATTATTGTACAAAAGCCTATTCTATTAATATTAATAATGCTCAATCACAAATTCTTTATTCTTATTCAAAGAAAATTAAAGCTACTGATATTGCTACATATAGTGAGAATTTAGAATCTTGGTTCACTCCAGTTGTTTTAGAGTATAATGAGATTGTAGATGAAGTAACAGGTGAAGTTTCTCGTGTTCCAAAAAATTATGACGAAACAAATCATTTGCCTCCTCTTGTAAAACAATCTACAGCACAGTATATTTATGATTTCCGTGGCTGGGGATTAGAGAAGCCATTAGATTTCTCTGAACGTGATTATACTTCTGACGAGAGAGAACAAGCTATTGCAGATTCTCTCGCAATTAAAGTATCTTATACTATTGATGAAGATAATAATTATACCTATACCGCAGAAAAAGTTAATGGTTTTGAATTGAACATAGATGCATTTGGTACTGACCAAGAAATTAATTTTTATCCAGTTTACGCCGCAGATTTGAACACTCATATTGTTCGTTTCTACGATGGTATAAATAGTGAGCCATTAAAGGTTGAGCGTGTAAAATATGGTTAGTCAGCGACTCCTCCTCAGAATCCGCAGAAACTTGAATTGCCCGAAAACGATAAGACAGTTGCTTACTCTTATCCTTTTATTGGTTATAATCTTCCTTACGACAATATTGTTATGGAGCTTAATACCATCGCCCAATATGGTACAAAGAAACCTTTATCCAAAATGACAGGCGATGAAATTAGTCGAGATTACTTCAAACCTGCGAGTGTTAGTGAAGGTGTAGATTATCTTACCAGTGATGAAATCGCTATTGGTATTAAACCTGACTTTGCAGACGAGGCTATTATTATTCCTTCTACTTATGACGGAAAACCTGTTGGTCTAGTTAGAGTAGAGTATGGCGACTAGCAACCTAAGAACTTACGTCGTATTTTCTTCGAAGAAGGAAATACAATTAAGGTTATCGGCAATAATTTTATGGCAGAAAACAAGAATATTGAATTCTGTGATTTGTCTGCTCTTGGCTCATTATCACTTATCGGTATTCAAGCTTTTATGAATTGTTTTAATTTAACATTTAAGTCACTGCCGAATAGCGTTACAAAAATTGACACTAATGCTTTTGCTTATTGCTCTTCAATTAATTTTTCTGCTTTACCTGATAAGTTAGAATCATTAGGTCCTAATGCATTTAGGTCTTGTGAATCTTTAGGAGAAATTACAATTAATAATACTTAGCTCACACAAATCCCTGATTACGCTTTTGAACGTTGTACTAATCTTAAGATCAAGGGCGAAACTATCAATTGTTTAGTTACTACAATTGGTTAGTATTCATTTGATTATTGTAGTAATTTAGTTTTGAATTTTGATATTGATTCTACTAATAGACTATCTACAATTAAAGATTTTGGCTTCGGTCATACTCCAATGTTAAATATCAATAATTTCCCAAGCAATCTTACTTCTATCGGCACTTCAGGTATGAGTTCTGTAAATGGTGCTGGAGGCTTGTTGACAGCTAATGTAATTCCTAAGACTGTTACCTCAATCGGTGGTGGCGCATTTATGTTTAGAAAATTGGCAGATGAAAATCTTGGTATCCTTATTATCGAAAATCCAAATATTATTTTAGCAGATAGTGCTTTCTCATATTTGTCAGGGGTAAAGGAAATTTGGGTTCCAAAATCTGTTGATTTAAATAGTGCTCCTTGGAATTCTGAAACTTGTTTTGGATGTACTCAATCCTCTCCTGGTGTTATTATAAAACACAATCCTAATGGCTAATGAAGAGGTATTATTATGAAAAAAGTTATATTATATCAATATGTAAATGATAACAATGAAGTGGTAGTAACTACTGAGCCGATGTCAGAAACATCGGCTCAGATCTTCTATCTTTTAACTGCGGACGAAGGTTATTATTTATATAATAAAAAATTACATCATAAAAGGAAGTCTACAATTACTTCCGATTATCTTGCAGATAATTGGGAAGAATTAAAATAGAAAGAAGGAAATGAGTAATGGCTATTATAGCTTCTGAACATGTATTAGGTCTTGCGATGGGCCAAGAGGCGAAATTAACTACGCCTGGCACTACGGGTTATTTAACCCCCAAGGCTGGTATGATGTACATTACAACAGATACTCATAAATTATTTGTTGATACTGTTGATGGTACTCGTATTGCGATTAAATCTCCTGAAGCTGCGAAAGTAACTAATGCTTTTACTATTAAGGTTGGAGGCACTGCTTTAGGATCTGCCTTTAATGGTTCTGCTGCTAAAACAGTTAATTTTGTTGCTGGTACAAACATGCAGCTTGTTCCATCTAATAATAATACAATTACAATTAATAATACTTTGTCTATTCCAACCTCTTTGAAAAATCCTTATGCTTTAACATGGGGAAATAAATCTTATGATGGTTCTGCTGCGAAAGAAATTACTTTAGAAGATTTCGGTATTACCAATGTTCTTCACTTCTTGGGAACTACTACTGATACTAATGTTGTAGACAACGGTACCACCAAGACTATTACTATTGGTGGCGCTTCTGTTACTGCAGTTTCTGGTGATATCGTAATTAGAGACAATGTTGAATATATCTGGACGGGAACCGCTTGGGAAAAGCTTGGAGACGAAAATCTTTGGGTTCCAAATACTCGCACTGTTAGTGCTGGTTCTGGATTAACTGGTGGCGGAGCATTATCTGGCAATCTTACTATTTCTCACGCTACTTATAATTGCACCCATCCAACCAGTGGCGATTTTGTGTCAAGTATTGCTGAAACCAATGGTCATGTTACAGGATATACCAAGACTAGCTGGTCTAGCGTAAGAAAAACTTTAGCTTTAAAAATTAATGGCACTGCTCAAACTACTTATGATCCATTTGGCTCAGCAAATCAAAGCTTTAATGTTCCTGTAATGACTGCAGGAGATTCTTCCAAGGCAAGTACAATTGGTTTAGTTCCAGCCGCAGCTGCAGGAGCGACTACTCGTTTCTTATGCGCCGATGCTACTTGGCACTCTCTTGTAGCGGGTACCGGTATTAGTGTTAATGGATTAACTATTAGTAATGCTGGCGTACGTAGTATCACTAAAAAGTCTAATGGTGTACTTACAATTGCTACTGGAGAGGCTTCTGGTGATATTACAGTTTATAGCTTACCAGCAGCAACTACTAGCGCTCTTGGTGGTGTAAAAGTTGGTAACAATATTTCTGTAGATAGTGGTGTAATCAGCCTTACCGCAAATAATGTGAAAAATGCATTGGGTGTTGCTACAGCTAGCGCAGATGGTTATTTACAAAAAACTGATTTTGCTCTATTCACAGAAGCTCATGATTCTATTGTTTGGGGTACTTTCTAATTGGTCCGTCTAAATTAAATAATCTAAATTGCTTTCTATATTATTTAGAGCATCGGGAGGAGTCTATTTCTGGGCTCCTCCCATTTTTTTATTATAAAGGAGATTTGATTATGCCAAACATTATTTTTGAGAATGGCGGTCATTTAAGAACGACTCAATGTTCTGCAGATGAAGTATATGGTATTGAATCTCTTCAAATTTACATTCCTACTATTTATAATAATTCTCAAATTTTCCTTATGCTCAAGAATAAGTAGAATTTATATGAAATAGTAGAATTAGTAAAAAGCAAAAGAGAAAAAAACCATATCATTTGTAAGATTGCCGCAGGTTAGAATTTTAGAGTTTCTAATGATTTAATGACTTTGGCAATCTTAATTCTTGATCCAGTAAAAAATATATTTGAATTTAGTAAGGAAATTGAAATTAATCTTACAACTGATAAATATATTATGGCGCGGCAAATTCAATTAGCGGCGCAATTAGGATCACAAGTTTAGGCTTATTATCAAAAGATAGTAGAGCTTACTGAAGAAAATAAAAAAATATATGAATAGATGAAAGGGGTACATATATAATGATAGTAAGAGTTCCTTCTTATACTGAAGATGCTATCTTGCATGGTGAATATCAAAAATTATTTGCCGCAGCAGAAAAGAAAACAGACCCAGGTACAACTATTACTAGTTTACCAGAATATTTTAATGCCCTTCAAAAAGATGCCAATTTGCGTGGTATTGGACGTTTTGCTCGTATTCCTCTTGATGAAGATTTATTTTTAGTAAATTTAAATGATCGTTCTATTACTGTTCCTCCACATTTCCAAAAATATGGTGTTGCAGTTAATGGAGATCATCTTGCTGAATTCTTATTCTTCCGTGTTGATAGATATTTTGATCAAATGGATTTATCTGAATGTGAATGTCGTATTGAATGGATGACTGCAGGAAATAAACCATTGGCGGCTTATACACCAGCACATGCTATTGATTTAGTGTTTGAAGCTCCAATTGATCCTTCCATTAATCCCAAGCCTACTCATGGCGATATTATTTATGCTGATGATAGTGAAAATGAAGAAGACCGTGAAAATGGAGATAGAAGTGCAATTATTTTTGGATGGCCTTTAGATAATCAATTTACTTCTGAAGTTGGCGATGCTAAATTTGCAATTCGTTTTGTTTAGTATGATGTCAATGAAAAAGATGGAACTAAAGAAATTGTTTTCAATCTTTTAACTTCTCCTGCTACTGTGAAAATTCTTCCAAAACTTCCTATTGATTCTGAAATGCTAGAAATGGTAGATTATAGTGCTACTTTGGCTTCTCGTCCTGTATATTCTGGTTTAATTAATAGCACTGGTCTTAAACCTGTTATTACTTCTTATAGCTGGGCTGAAAAAGCTTATGAAAATTTGGAAGAAAATGGTCAAGTAACATTAAGTGTTACGGCGACTGACCCAGATCCTTCTAAACATCCTTTAACTTATCAGTGGTTTAAAGATTCAAAATCACTTTCAGGAGAGACACAATCTTCATATGTTGCCACTGAGGCTGGATTGTATCATGTTGTTGTTATGAATGCCGTAGAGGATGAAGAAGGCAATCAAATCAGTACGACTAGTATTGCTACTAATCCTTGTTTAATTCCTAGTGCAGGCAAAATTGCTATTGATTATGAAGGTTATCCATTACAGCTATTTTCTAGCGGTGAATATGCAACTTCTGAAATTAAAGTTAAATTTGTTCCTGCTCTTGAGGCAGATCATAATCTTGGAAAGATTAATTATTCTTGGGCCGAAGATGGTATTGAGATAAATACTGGTGCAGTTGAAAAAGCAGGAGATTTCTATTGGGAAGTTCCATTGACAATTGAAAATATGGCTCATGGTAATTTTGTTTTAAATGCTACTCATGTATTAAATAAAACAGAATCTGCTACGGTAGAGAGTAAAATGATTGAAATTCGTCCTGCCGCACAACAACCAGAAGAAGTTGTAATTAGTGCAAATGAAGACCGTTCTATTTTTGAATGTTCTTGCGTTGTACCTGGCAATGATGATTTACAGTATACTTGGTCTTATACTAAATCTGAAGGTACTTTGATTTCTATTTCTTCCGGTTGGGGAAATGAAAAAACTATTTCTATAGAAGCTATTGAAGCAAAACTTGGACGTGAAATAAAAGCTAAAGAAGCTTTACATGTTGCAGTGCGTCAAATTCGTTTTAATAATGAAGCAAATGCAAGTACAACTGCTAGCGCCAGTTTTAATCTTTAAGATTAGTTTCATAAAACAGGAGGTATAATATGAGTTATTATCTCGCTAATTCTTATTATAATGCTCTGTTGGATATATAGAATAATTCAGGTACATAGCTTTTAAAGTTTGATTTAACAGACGAAGAAGATATGATAAAACCTCTTATTGAAATTGATCTAAATAAACGCTTAATTATTTTACCTCCTGAATATGATCCTGAGCAAGGTGGTTTTTTAAGCCTAGAAAGTGATCATTTAGCAGAGTATTTATATTTTGTAGTAGATCGTTATTACGAAGATATGGATTTATTTCAAACTGCTATTGTGGTAGAATATATTAATGCTGCAGATAAGCCGGAATCTCGAATATTTCCGGTCATGTTAAAAGATATTACTACTATGCCAGGCAAAATTATTTTTGCCTGGCATATCGGCAATGAAGCTACAAAAGCGGCTGGCATGATTAAATTTGCAGTACGTTTTTATTTAGTTCATCCGACAGAGGCTAAATTTGAATATAATTTAAATATTTAGTCTTCACAGAGTGAAATTAAAAAAAGTTTAGGGCATATAGACTGGGAAGAAGAATATGCCGATATTTTTGATCCTTCTACTCTTGAGATTATTTTATCTGGTATTGAAATGGCCAGACATGTATATTGGACAGATGTTTAATTTTTAGAGAAAAAGGAGTTTTTTTATATGGCTCATAAAATATTGATAGGTAATGATGGAACTTACGGGTCTCCTGTTACACATTCAGATTTTGTATTTTTTGATGATGGTGAAAGCCTTACTGAAAAAATGGATGTGTATAATATTTATATTAATGATTTAATGTATCCTGTGGGTCGTATTCTTGAAACCACAGGAAATTTTAATCCAAATGGGCATTATCCTGGTGTGTGGCGTTTATTAGAAAAAAATCATACTGTCATTAGTGCGGGTTCAATTGCATTATAGGGGAAGAAAGAAAGTCCTATGGAATTATTTCTTCCTGATGGATCAGTATGGGATTTAATTTATCATCATGAAATTGCAGGTGGATATTGGGCATCCACTGCCGATTGCTTAGATTTTGATTTAAATGCTACAAAACAAAAATTTGGAAAAATGAAATATGTAAATAATTATTATAATGCCAATGATACATTAGAATTTTTAATGGTATATAATGTTCCTTATGGAGGCGGAGTCTCTGGTGCAGTAACTAATATGGGGCGTTGGGTACAGCATGCTTCTCCTTTTTCGGCAGGTAATGCCCATAGGTCCGCGGCATGGGATAAACCTGCTACTGTTGATGGTTATAATGCAACAACCACATTTACGGCGGCAGATGGTACGATTGTTACAAATACCGATATTAATGCTGGTTTATATGTACCATGGACGGCACATAATTGGACTGGTTTAAGTCTTTCTCGTCCTAGTAATGCATATTTTGCAGGTAATCACTATGGGACTGGATGGTTTTATGCTATTGGTTCAAAAGCTGCTTATGAAGGTGGTATACCTGCACACATTACGGCAACTGCTTGTACTTTGTATGTCAGAAAAGATAATGCGGTATTAGCAAATTTAGAAAATGGTGGTTATGAGTATGGTGAAGAGCAACATCTTTTGACAGTAGATGAAATGGCTTATCACGATCATCGTTTATATTATACAAAAACTGGTAATTTTACTAATTCGGCATCTGATAATGGGTAGCATTAGGCTCCTGATAATTATTATACTGGTCCTCGTGGTGGTTCACAAGCTCATAATAATATGTAGCCTTCAATTTATGTAAATTTATGGGAAAGAATATCATAAAGGGGGTATATTAAATGGAGTATGTACCAGTAGTAGAATTAGAACAAACTGATTTAACAGTTTTACCAGATAGTATTAGCTATTATGAAAATTATATTTTAAAATAGTTAGATGATGTATTATTACAATATACAAACTCATCTAATTTATTAAATTATCATTATCCAGTAGGCTCTATTATTGAAGTGCTTAAAGCAGATTATGATCCTAATGGACAATTGCCAGGAGTATGGACAAGATTTGGAGAAGGCCGTACTATGATTAGCACTGGTGGAGATAATTCATTATTAGAAACTTCTATTGGAACTTTTAAGCATTTATTAACTATAGATCAAATACCTTCTCATACTCATAGATTAGGATGGAATAATGAAGAATCTCGTTAGCGTCGTGCTTCTTCTTGGACTGAAATTTGCTAGGGTTCAGGCTATAATGAAAGTTATATTACTATGTCTACTGGTGGAGGCGCAGCGCATAATAATGTTTAGCCGTACATTGTAACATTTAGTTGGAAGAGGGTGTCTTAATGGCCACCGTAAAAAATTATATTTTAAATGTTAATGATCAAAAAGTATATCCTAAAATTAAAGCGTCTCAAGTTTATATTCCTAGTTTAAATATGTCTTTAGAAGAGTATTATGGCAATGAGACTTTAACATTTTAGGACTATATTGATTTAATTTTGCCTATTGGTTTTATTTATAAAACTACTCGAGAAATTGATTTAAATAATTTTAATTTTGATAATTAGTCAGTGCATTGGTTTTGGGAACAATTGGAAGCAGGACATATTTTAGTTGGAGAGGGTTCTTATACTGATAGTAACAGCGAAACAGCGACTTTTTATCCTCTTGGTACTGAAACTGAAAATGCACTAACAGGTGAATGGCGTCATACATTAACCGTAGATGAAATTCCTTCTCATAATCATGGTTTGCCTAAAGATGGTTCTGATGATGGAGAAAATTATTATGACGTAGGAGATTCTCGGACTTCAGCAGTATCAGCTTTTTATACAGGAGGTACTGGTGGTTCCACCCCTCATAATAATATGATGCCAGCAAAAACAGTTTATATGTATCGAAGGGTGGTATAACATATGGCAGCAAGTACAATCACACAAGATGAATTGCAAAAATTTTGGAATGCTTTTAAATTAGAATTGGAAGCTTCTGCCCTAAAACCTTATGATACAATTTTATTTAAAGATTAGGGTAATAATGCAATTCATAGTATGTAGTTTATTGATGGAGTAGTTACTTCTCAAGAGCAAACTACAAATTAAAATAATGGTAGAAAAGAGGCTTCAATATGGTTTTAAATCAAGATGGTTTAAGATTATTGTGGCAAATAATTTAGGCTGAAATTGATAAATCTAAAAATTCTTCTATTGTAGACGGAATTTATTTTAGAGATCAAGAAAATGGATATACATATTTATTAGAATTTATCAATGGAAATTTAGTATCTAGTGGTAAAGCAGTTTCTATTTATGTGACTTTAACCATACCTAGCGATGTTTTATTTATCAAGGGAGAAATAGTGGATCCATCTTATTATTAGATTATTGCTCGTTGTGAAGATGGAAGTGAAAAAATTCTTAAAGGATGTGATATAAGTACAATTCAAAGTAATGGTACTGTTTCAGTCTCTTATGAAGAAATGGGTACAATTTATACTGATACCATTAATCTTTCATCTTATAATTTTGTGGATAGTATTACTACCGCTTTAAAAGATTTTACTTATAATACTAATGCAGATGGTACATATACATTAAAAGATTACATAGGAACAAGTACGACCTTGACAATTCCAAATAATTATGCTATAATTTTATAAAGGAGGGTAAAAAGTGGCTAGACTATTAAATTTTAGAAATGAACCATAGGTTACAGCGATTACTATTCCTAATCGTATTTAGTTATCAGATACAAATTTTGCTCAAGCTTTTCGAAATATGGCTAATTTACAATCAGTTACTATTACTCATCCTAATATTACAATTTTAGATTAGGCATTTGAAAATGACAAAGCATTACAAACATGTACATTTCCAGAACATAATAAAATTACATCTATGTATCGTGCATTTAATGGGTGTTCTAATATGACTAGTGCTCCTTAGAGTGGAGCAGAAGTTATTAATATGGCTTATGCATATTATAATTGCTATTCTATGACTGGTAATGCTCAATGTGGTCCTAAAGTTTTTAGTATGTCTCATGCATATACTAATTGTAGTAATATTTCAGGCCCAGCAGCTTGTTCTAATAGTGTTCGCAATTTTGATTATGCTTATCATAATTGTACTAAATTAACTGCTGCGGCATGTGGCGCAAATGTTACTAATATGGATTATGCTTATTATAATTGTACTAATTTAACTACTGCGGTGTGTGGATTAAATGTACCAACTATGAATTATACATATTATAAATGTTCTAAATTAACTGATGCTGTATGTGATCGTAATGTTGTAAGTATGAATTATACATATGCTTATTGCACTAATCTTACTACAGCTAACGTAGGACGTAATGTTACAGAATTAAAATCAACATATAGAAATTGTATTAAATTAACTGATGCTGTTTGCGGTCCTAATGTTATAGAGATGGTTAATACATATGAAAACTGCACTAATTTAACTACAGCCGCATGTGGAAATTAGGTTACTTATATGAATGGTACATATGCTAATTGTCATAAATTAGTTACTCCTATATGTGGACCAATGGTAACTTTAATGGATCACACTTATAGTAGTATGAGTTAGAGCTCATTATAGACGAATAGTGGTTCATATATATATATAAATAAGCGTTATTATCATGGTACAGGTTGTAAAAATTTAACTACTGCAGTATGTGGTGAACGAGTAACAAATATGTATTATACATATGCTAGTTGTGCAAATATTACAACAGCAATTTGTGGAGACCAAGTTACTGAAATGATTGGTACTTATGGTAATTGTGTTAATTTAACAACTGCTGCTTGTGGACCATCTGTAACCTTGATGGATTCTACATATTCTATTCCTTATGGTTTTTATGCTAGTGGCCGTTATAAAAATAATAATGGCATTCCAGGAATTTTATATTCAGAAGAAACTGGTACAATCGGTGATACCTGGTATGGATGTTCAAGTTTAACCGAAGCAGTTTGTGGAGATTCAGTAGTAATGATGGTTAATACATATCGTGAATGTACTAATTTAACCACTGCAGCAAGTGGTCCTGTTGTTACTTTAATGGATAACACTTATACTAATTGTTTTGTTCCCGCAGTTGTTCCTGATAATAGTCTAACAGCGTATAATCTTTACTCTGATGGATTAGGTTTAGTAACACCTATTTGTGGACCATTAGTTCAAGAAATGAGATATACTTATGCTAATTGTCAATCTTTAACATCATTTGTTTGTGGAGCAGAAGTAAAAATAATGGATCATACTTATGCTTTGGCCGAATCAGACTACTCTGATTGGTTCCTTGGCGATGAAACATATACCATAACTGAAAATAGAACTGCAAAATGGAGACAATCGGTTAGTGCAAAACGTGGGCCAACTACTCCAGTATGTGGCGCAAATGTTACAGATATGATAGGTACATATAAAGGCCGACATAGTTTAACTTCTGCGGTATGTGGTGCTAATGTAGTAAATATGATTGAAACTTATGCTGGATGCGCATATTATATTTCTAAAATGATAGAATATTATAATGCAACTTGGGCTTCAGGCGAAGATCCAGATTATGACACATATAATTATTCAATGGATTATCTGAATTATTCTTCTGGCATTACTACTGCAGTATGTGGAGCAAATGTAATAAATATGCATGGTGCATATATGTATTGTAGCGGTATTACAAATAAAGCAGCTTGTGGAGCAAACGTAGTGGATATGTCTTATGCTTATGCTTATTGCGGAAGAGAAAATTATTTCTTTAACGGCAAATCTGGCGTAGATACATATGGTTATGGTGGTTTGAACACTCCAGTTGTTGGTGCGAATGTAGTTAATATGCAAGGTGCATATATGGATTGTTATCCTATTGGTACCGCAAAATGTGGTGCAAATGTTGAAGATATGTCTTGGGCCTATTATAATTGTAGAAGTTTAACGACTGGTGTATCAGGCGCAAATGTTACTAATATGAGTTATACTTATGGTTATTGTCTAAGCTTGAAGGGTAATTTAAATATTGCATCTGAATATGTATATGATGCTTATGGTATTTTTGAAGGTCGAGGATATAATATTGCTGGAGATGAAATTACTCCAACCTTATTAAACATTCGAGTGCCTTATGGTTCTACTACTTTTGATTCTTTTTATAATGAAGATTTATGCGGAGAAGGTAGAATTGTTTGGGACACAGAAGATGATACAGGAACAACTTGGACCTGTACAAATACTCGTTATAATTTAAAATTAATCGGAGCTTAAGACAATAGAGAAAAAGGAGATTTTTTATGAAAAAATATAATCGTAATATTGATATTATTATTCCTGCTTATAATGTAGCAGATAATATTTTGTTTAGATGTCTGGCTAGTATCGCTTGCCAAGATATTATTTCTGAATTAGAGGTTACTATTGTTGATGATGCTTCTACAGAATAGAATTATCAAAATGTAATTAATTAGTTTTCTTCAATGTTAAAAATTAATATTTTACGCTACGAAACTAATGGTGGACCAGGAGTAGCTCGTCAATATGGTTTAGATCACACTTCTAATGGATATATTACTTTTATTGACGCTGATGATACTTTCAATGGTGCTTTTGCTCTTAAAGCTTTGCGCAATGCTATTGAAATGAATAATGGTTTATATCAAATGTCAGTTGGAGTTTTTGATGAAGTACATGAAACAGACATTCCTGAAGGAACTGGACCAATGTTAATGAGCCACGAAAAAGATTTAGTATGGATGTTCGGTAAAATGTATCGTCGTAGCTTTATTGACAAATATGGTATTCATTTTCATGAGACTTCAAGAGCCAATGAAGATAATGGATTTAATACTTGGTGCCGCCTTTGCATGAATGATAAAGAGTAGATTAACTTTATTGCTGCACATGTTTATTATTGGCATGAAAATTTAAATAGTATTACGAGAATTAATGATCATCAATATAGTTATGGTAGTTCAGATCGAGATAGTTTTTACGGTTATGTTGAAAATATGATTTTTGCAATTCAAGAGGCAAAAAAGAAAAATCCTTACAATGGTTTTATTACTATGTGGGCTGTAACTTGTATGATACATTTATATCAATATTATATTGAATGTGCTGCAAGAGCTCCGCAACATGCTCCAGGTAATTTAAAACAATGTAAAAAATATTATGATGCAATTTTTAAAGAACTTGAACCTACAATTTCAAAAGAAATTATGGCATAGCATTATAATGATATAATGAAAAATGCTTATATGGGAGATAAGTTAAATAATATTATTCCTTGTATAGGTTTATATGAGTTTTTAGATAAATTAAAGGAGGAAAATACAGATGGCTGACGCTTATAAAATTTATACTTCTAGCTTAGTTGGTATTCAAGATGGTGGTACTGACGGCAGTACTGCAGCAGAAGCTAGAGAAAATTTAAATGTAGTTGGTTATACTGTTGTTCCCGAACTCAGTGGAGGCTCAGATTTTGCCTCCACTGAATTTTTACCAATAGCTGGTGGAACGATGACAGGACCGCTTACTTTAGAAGCTGATTTAATTGGTATTGACGGTGACTTTTCTGGTACTTTAAGCGCTTCAAGTGTAAAAGGTGCGGTATGGAATGATTATGCCGAATATCGTATTTTAAATGGTAAAAATGAAGCTGGCAGATGCGTAATTGAAACAGGCAATGATGATTTAATTTGGTCTCATGAACGCATGTTACCAGGAGCTATGATTATTTCCGATACTTTTGGATTTTCTATAGGAGAGACAGAAAAAGCTACTGCTCCAATTGCTGTGGCTGGTAGAGTATTAGCATATCCTAATGAAGATCGTTCTACATATAAAGCGGGCGACGCAGTATGTTCTGGTCCTTATGGTACTGTTTCTAAAATGTCTAGAAAAGAAATTATGATGTATCCAGAACGTATTATTGGTATCGTTTCTTGCGTTCCTACTTATGAAATTTGGAATGATAAAATTCAAGTTAATGGTCGCATTTGGATAAAAATAAAATAAAGGAGGTATTTATTATGAAATTAATTATTCAAGGACAAGAGCAATATCCAATTAAAATTAATAAATATCATCGTAATTTTATGAAAGTACATACTTATGCAGGCGCAGTTAATTTTGAATTAGAAATAGATAATGAACTTGAAAAAAATATATAGTTTTTGCAAGCATTATATGGTTAGAGTAAATAGATTGAGCAAATTCAGGTATTTAGTGATAAAGACATGTTAATTGCATTTTTAGTTTTTGAAAATGGTTATATTAGTAATTTGACTGATTCAATTAACGAAAAAGGCAAGCGAACTGTTTTGTTTACTATTACTTTTGAAAGTCTTAATCCTATGATTTTTTCTTGACTTTTAAAAAAAAATATGGTATTATTTTAAAGAAAAGGAGGGTTATAATGGCTCAAATACTTTTCGATGATTACCTTGCTGCAAAAACAGCGGTATATAATATGTGGGATGAAGTGTTTGGAATTAAAATTAATTGGAATTTATTTGCTACTGACACTTAGGCCAATAGTCGTAGATCAGAAAATACATATGATGAAGCAGATAAAGAAGAACATACAGTACCATCTGAAGTTGCTGTATTTCCAGACGAGCGTACCGAAACAAATATTAAGCCGCTAAATTAGGCATATCGTTTTAACGAAATTAATAGTGCAGAAAAAAATGGTAAAATTACTGCCGACGCAGTAAATGCTTTATATAATTTAATGCAGGTTGCAGAAGAAGAAGCTCATAGTGGCGCTGGTTATGGAGCAGATAAAACTACACACTGGTAGACTTATAATAGCTCTAAAAATACTTCAGTAAAAACATCTTAGTATAGTGGTTATGACTCATATAATAGTAATCGACATTCTGGTTGGTGTACCGGTCGTAATTCTAGTAATATGGGAACCAACTGGTAAGGAGAGTATTAATAATGGCGTATAATTGGAATAATATGTTTGGAACTATAGTTGAAAAAGATTAGTCAATAAAGCATGAAAATAGTTTAAACCATATTATAGAAACAGCTACAGAGTATCTAGAATACCATTGTTCAGCTCATAATACAGAAAAATTTGCTTCTTGGGATGTAACTTATAATGGTACATTGAAGTCTAGTCATGATTCAACTTATAAAAGTTATAATTCTTATAATAGCGGCAAGTTAAGTACAAATTATTCTGGATATAATAGTAGTCATAGGTATTCTTATTTTGGAGGAAATGTAGGATAATGGATTACGAGAAAAAGGCGTTAGAACATTGTGTATCACTTTCATTGCATTGGTCTTCTGATTGTAATATGGCATGTTAGTATTGTTATATTGAAAAAGATAAAAAAGCAATGGCAACCTATAATAAAGCATTACGAGAAGCTTTAGAAAATGGTACATATGTTAATAATATAAAAAATAAATTTGAACATATTAAAGATAATATTGAAAATTTAAGTTTGTGGGGTGCAGAACCTACAATTAATGGTATATATTTTAAAGATACTATTTATCAATGCTTAGATTTTTTTCCAAATGTACATTCTTTAATGTTTTCGACAAATGCATTGTTAGGTGCAGATATTATTTACGAACAATTTTATTTACCTTTATTAAGTTATGCAGAAACTAATTCACGTCCTCTTACTTTTGAATTACAGCTAAGTTTAGATGGTCCTCCTGAATTTAATGATAAATCACGTCATGAAGGAGCCACTAAAAATACTTTAAATACTTTATATACTTTACTTGAAAGAACTCCATTTAATTGTAAATATTTTAAATTTAGCGTTTCTACTAAAGCCACTCTTGATATTAGTTATATGAGAGAAATGGTTGAAGGTGGAATAGAAAAATTTTAGTGGTATTATGATTTCATGAATGAAATTCATGGAAAAGCACATGATATTATTAAAAATAATTCTACAGTTAGTGATTGTCATGTATTTGGAATACCTACATTAGTAGATCCAGGATATTATACAGTTGAAGATGGTAAAATATTTGCAAAATGGATATCAATGTTAAAATATGTAGACCGTAGTAAATGGCATGAGGCAAGTCAACATGTACCATTGTTTTATTAGTGTTTAAATACTGTTCTCGAAGCAGAAAACATACACAATCCTATTGCTTAGGGATATAATTATTTTTCTTGTTCTTCCGGAAAATATAATTATAGTGTTGATTATGATGGTACAATATATACTTGTAATCGTTTATGTCGAAATGCAGCTTTATCAGATAATTTAAAATATAAAGGATCTATGCTTTCTAACTCTAATGTGGATCATCCTGCTGGCTCAAAATGGTTAAAACGTAATTATGCTAATTGGGTTTTTCATGAAGATATTGTAGCTCGAAAAAATTTTTTAGATGCATTAATTTTTATGATGGCTAAAGCTGGCTAGATTGATAAATTATATATTGAAAATGATGAAGCTCGATTAATAATGTTTTATATGATGAGCGGTATTTATTGTCATATAGGAGCAGAAGAAGATTATACAAGTAATCCTTTTATTCCTCCTGCTAGTTATTTGCGCTTATTGGGAAATGGAGCTCAATAGGAGTTGGAAAATTATTTTAAATTAGAAAGAGTAAGAGGAGTTTTGTAATGGAAAATTGTATTATTAATACTACTGGTTTAGAAGCTTATCAATATGAAAATTAGAAATTGGCAGACAATTTTTTAGAAACATATTTTTTCTCTAATTTTAAATATAGTCATACAGCTTCTAAAAAATCTTTAGAGTTAATTATTTCTCCCAAATGTAATTTAGGATGTAAATATTGCTATATTCATAAACATAAAAAACATATTTTTAATGAAGATATTTTTAATGAAGAATTAACATTAAAAAATTTAACTTTAATTTTAAAATGGCTTGAAAAAAATGAATTTAATCCAGATTTAGATATTTTTTCAGGAGAATTATTTGCTTAGGAAATTGGTCTAAAAATTTTACAAGTAATTTATGATCATGAGTTACATTTGCCTGAACATTTAAGATGCAAAGTTATAACAATTCCTACAAATTTTACTTTTTTAAATTCTGATACATTGACAGAAAAAATCACTAATTTTCAAAAATAGTTTGAACAAATTAATATCCATTTATTTTTAAGTGCGAGTTTTGATGGAGCTCATATGGAACAAAATCGTCCTTATACCAAGACATTAGATTTTGATATTAATACCTCTCGCGATGATGAATATTATAATAAAGTTTTTCAATATTGTAGTGAACATCAATATGGATTACATCCAATGATTTACAGTAAAAATATTGCTAAATGGAAAGAAAATTTCTTATGGTTCCAAGAAAAAATGGAACAATTTAATATTCCTTGGGAAAATTTATATTTACTTAATGTTCGCAATGAAGAATGGGACGATGTCAGTTTAAAAGAATATTATAATTTTATTTTGTTCTTATATGATTGGGTATACCAAAAAGTTGGATGTAACACAGAATATTTAGTAAATTTTATTCTAAAAGCACACGGTTTTAATATAATGGCTAGTCCTTTAACTCGAGTAGGAAGAGGCTTAACTTGTGGTTTATAGAATACTTTATGCGTTCGACTTAGTGATTTAATGGTTTATCCTTGCCACAGGACAGGATATGAACATTATTATTGTGGATAGTTCATAGAAGATGAGGATAAAATTTTAACATATAAAAATAAAAATGCTGAATTGCTAATTACAGTATATTCTGTTAACAAAGAAGGAATGCCCATGTGCTCTCAATGTCCTATTAATAAATTATGTGTAGGACAATGTTTAGGAGCTTGTCATGAAAGTAATAACAATTTATTTGTACCAATTCCTTCCGTTTGTGCTACCGTATATACATTATTAGCAGCAACTATTGAAGGTCTAACTAAATATCAAGCTTATGATTTACTGTTATCTCAAGTTGATGCTTCAATAGCAAAGCAATTAGAGTTTGTGAAAAAGGAGTTAAATAATGTTAAATAATTTTGTAAAAATGACTTATGGCGAAGCTCGTCATGAAGTATTAAAAGAATTAGATAATAGAGGTCCAATTGGTAGTTTTTTATTATCTCGCCATCCAGACTTGACAAATATAATTGAATATGTTTGTCGTTATTTAGAAAAAGCAATGACTCCTGATAGTGATCCTAAAGATTTAGGAAATTTTCCGAGTAATATTAAAACTAGTTTGGAATTTTTAACTTTAAGATTTCCATCTTATTTAATTTTATATTCAGAACATGATTGGAATTGCTTTTGCAGCGCATTATTCTTATTGTTAGATAATTTTTTAAATGCTGGTGAAACTTTCATTAATTCTGTTGCCGAAGATGATTGGTCTAAAGAAGAAAAAAAATATATCAATCGTATTCGAGAATAGCTCAGTGCGATATTAAGAATTATCGATATCGGTGCTGGTTATAGTGAATTATGTAAAGCTTCTGCTTAGATTGTAGAAGAATTAAAAACTTGGTCTCAATCTCGTCCTGCGGCGTTTAAATTATCTGAAGCATATTTAAAATCTCTTGGAATCGGAGGAACAGAGGAATGACTTTATATTTTAATAATGAACGTGAACATCCTATTGAGGTTCAAAATGTATCTCGTGAATTAATTGCAGATGCTAACGGAAAATATTAGATTTTTGTACGCATTATTGTAAATGAAAGATTTAATGACGTTATTGCTTATTGTAATTCTTATGCATCACAAGATATTGTAAGTATGGAGCTATATAATGGAGAAGAATTAACTAATCATTATACACTAAATGCTGGTAGAGTAAATTCTATTCATGAAGTTGTAGAAAGTACTTCTCAAGAAGTCACAATGATTATTGAATATTAATAATTAGGCGATGTTTTTTAACATCGCCTAAATTAATATTGAAAGGAGTTATTTAATATGGCTTTATTTAAACCAATGTCCGGTTTAAGCACATCACTTAATAATTAGTCTTTAAAAGAAGGTTATGCATATTTTACTACAGATGATGCTAAATTTTATATTGATTATAAAGATGGCAGTACTTTAAAAAGAAAAGCAATTAATGCAGATTTATATGCTACTTGTGCAACTGCTGCAGCAACCGCAGCGAAAGTTGCAACATTAACAACAACTGGTAATTTTGGACTTTTCACTGGCGTACATGTTACAGTAAGATTTACTTATGCTAATAATGTAGAGAATGCTACTTTAAATGTAAATAGTACTGGCGCAAAAGCTATTAGATATAAAAATGCTGCAATTACAAAAAATTATCTTAAAGCCAATGGTACTTATACTTTCGTTTATGATGGTTCTTATTGGCAGCTAGTGGGAGAAATTGATACTAATACTAATACTCAAATGAGAGTATATCGACAGACTTCAGGATATAATAGTGCAGATTATCCTATTCTAGTAAGTCGAACTGCAACAACTGATATCGGTACTGCTGGCACCAATAGTTCATATTCAGGAGTATATGCAGTTATAGGACAAAATGGTACATATACTCCAACCATTAATCCTCATACAGGATTGATAGTTGCTAAAGGTAATGTAAAATTTCCTGCTGGTGTAGGTTCAACTACAAATCCAGTATATATTAATGCTTCTACTGGTTTAATTACTGCTACTGGATTAGACTTATCTCCAATTACTGATGCAATGATTTATGAAATTACTGGTTATACTGCTGCCGATTTAGCATAATAAGGAGGTAATTATAAATGTCTATCTTTAAAAAGAAAAAAATTGATGAAGAATTAGAATTTGAAACTGCTGATACAACAGAAAATGATGAGCAGGTTTGGATTCGAAAGGATGGAAAATTAGTTTTAGTTGAGGAGGATTAAAAATGGTTACAATTAAATTGAATACTCAAGATAAAATGGTAACTATGTTACAATACACCTTCAATACTAAAGTAAGTGGAACCGCAGATGCAGAATTTGTATCTGCGGTTAAATCTTATCAAAAAACCAAGAAACTTACTGCTGATGGTATTGTTGGTAAAAATACATATAAGGCTCTTCTTGATGATTTCCCAACTCTTAAAAAGGGTAAGAATAAAAAAAGTAATTGGAATAGAGCTTGGCAGTCATTTCTTGGAGTAAAAATTGATGGTATCTTTGGTTCTGATACCAAGAAAGCCACTAAAGATTGGCAAAAGGCTAATGGTCTTACCGTTGATGGCGTTGTAGGAGATGCCACTCTTTCTAAGGCTTTTGGCATTACCGTTTCCGTTTCCGCGCCGAGCACCTCTAACGGCACTTCTGTTGTAAATAAACAGCCTGTAAATTATAAGCAGTATGATTCTCGCTGGGGTAAAATCGTTTACACCAAGAATAATACCTATGACAAGAAACAGACTATTAGTAATTCTGGATGCGGTCCTACCGCCGCGGCAAATATTGTTGCTACTTGGTGGGATAGTTCCGTTACTCCTGCTACTCTTGCCGCTTTATCTGTAAAGCATGGCTATCGCACTTCTAATAGTGGTACTGCTTGGGGATTCTTTAAATTTATTGCTGAAAAATATGGCGCCTCTAAATTCGTTCAGACTAGCTCATATGCTACTGCTGAAGCCGCAATTAAAGAAGGCGCTTATGTTGTATGTTCCGTTGGTCCTGGTGTTTGGACTAAAGGTGGTCACTTTATTACTTGGTGGAAAGTTGATAATACTTATGTATATATTAATGACCCAGCAAGTGCTAGCTCTTCTCGCGCTAAATCTAAGAAGAGTAATCTAAAAAATTAGAAAAAACAATTCTTTATTTTTTATAAGTAAGGAGAGAGTCAAATGGATCCAAAATTAGAAAAAAGAACGCTTAATAAAATATATTCTTTATTAGGTGGAGTAGATAAAAAATGGTCTTTTTCAAAGATTATGTTTTTATTAATCTTTCTTCTAAGTGTTGGTATCGCTGTCTACTCTTGTATTACTATGTGGATATTCCAAGATTTGTCAATGTTGGAATGGTTAATTCCCGCAGTTTTTGCCGAATGTGCTGTTGTGTCAGGCTTTTATTCATATAAAGCTAAAACAGAAAACCAATTAAAAATTCAAACACAACAAATGCTCATTCGGCATTTTTTGTCTGAATAGGGAGTAGATACAGAAGATGCCTATCCTTAGGAAGTAAATTATGAATCGGAGGAAGAAGAATAATGGATTGGATTCAGGTTTTACAAGAAGTTTTTAATTTAGTTTTGATTCCTCTCTTGGGTATTGTGGCTAAGTATTTTATTCAATTTGTGTCAATTAAAATTGAAGAAATTAAAGCTAAACAAACCAATGAAGAGGCTATTAAATATCTCGAATAGATTGATAAGGCTGTAACAAATTGTGTTATTGCTACCAATCAAACTTATGTAGAGTCAATGAAAAATAAGAATGCTTTTGATGGAGAAGCTCAGAAGGTAGCTTTCCAAATGACTTATGATGCACTTATGGCTACATTAACTGCTGAAGCTAAGAATTTCTTGGTTATGGCCTATGGCGATATAGAAGTTTATCTTCGTACGCTCATTGAGGCAAAAGTTAATACCAATAAAATTGTGCAATCTTAACAAAAAATCGGCGATTGTTTTGTGCAAACAGTACAATCGCCCTTTTTTTATTTTACAGAAAATTAAAGGACTTTGACTGTAAATTTTTTGTTAAGAAAAATCAATATATAATGAAAGGGCAGGGGACAAACCCAAAACGAAGTCCTTTTAGAAAAGAGGGGCGAAATGCAATATCCTAATTATCCAAATTACTATTAGACCCAATAGCAATCGACTCCCCGTTATATTGGTTTAAAGGGGAGACCCGTAGCCTCACTTGATGAAGTGAGAGGAACCACAATTGATTTTGATGGTTCAGTATTTTTCTTTCCGGACTTGGCAAATAAACGAATTTACACTAAACAAATTAACATGGATGGCACAGCAAGTCTAAATGTTTACGAATTAAAAAATATGCCAATTGAAACATCTAATAATTATGTGACAAGAGAAGAGTTCGAAATGGCATTAGGGCAAATATAGAGTCTATTGAATACGACCCCGACGGCAAATCCTGAAAAGAGTTCTCACTCTATTTCCGCTCAATTTTAAGGAGGAATGAAGACAAATGAATAGACAAATACAAGGTATAGTACAATAGATAAGAAGAGGTCAAAATCCATAGCAAGTAATGTTAAATATGCTATCTCGGCAAACTTCACCAATGAGCGCTAATTTATATAATTTAATACAATAGGGCAGAACAGGAGAAATAGAACAAATCGCCCGAAATATTATGAAACAGTAGGGCAAAGATTTCGATACGGAATTTAAAGCTTTTAGAGATTCTCTTGGGCTTTAAATAAATAAATTTCAAAGGTCTAATTTAAGGAGGAATTGTCTAATGTTTAATCAAAGCAACGGATACTCTTTGGCCGATATTGCGGCCGCAACTACTGGCACAAATGGCAACGGTGGCTTCGGCAACTGGGGCGATGGCTGGTGGATTATTCTTTTGTTCCTATTCGCTAATGGAAATGGTGGATGGGGTGGAAATGGAACCCAAAGCGAAATATCTTATGGCTTTGACATGAACGGTTTAGAGAATGGCATCCGCGGCATTCAGAACGGCCTATGTGATGGCTTCTATGCTATGAATACTGGTATGTTAAATTCAACCGCTCAGCTACAAAGCACAATGGCCCAGGGATTTGGCGGTATTAATACTGCTATCGCTGGACTCGACGCAAATTCACAGAGAAGCTTCTACGAAGGTACAATCGCAGATATGCAAAATCACAATAGTCTTATGGCTCAGCTTACTAATATGCAGGCAGATTCTGCCGCATGTTGCTGCGAGACCCAGAGAACACTTGAAAGAAATTTTGCTGATTTGAGTTATCGTTTAGCGACTCAAGATTGTGCTACCCGACAGGTGATTAGTGATTCTACTAGAGACATTATTGATAATCAGAATGCTGGTGTTCGCTCTATCCTTGAATTCTTAACTTAGGATAAGATTGCCGCACTTCAGGCTGAAAATCAGACTCTCAAGTTTGCCGCATCACAGTCTAACCAGAATGCCTTCTTACTTAGTCAGTTGGCTCCAAAAGCAATTCCGGCATATTTGGCACCTAATCCATACACTGGAACTTGCTACTCTTTTGGATACAACGCCATGAATACTTGTGGATGATAAATAAAGGAGGTCGCATATATGGAAATAACTGCTAATGCTTTACAAACTGTCTTAGAGGATCAAAATGTGCTATTCACTGAAACTCCTGTTTCGGGGAATTGTTCCATAATGCATCGTGACGGTAGCGGCCTAACCGCATTGCGCGGAATGACTCAATAGTGTAGAGCCCGTTATAAAGTTACCTTTGGAGGCAACATTGCTCTACCTGCCGACGGTGCCGCAGGACCAATTAGTCTTGCTATTGCTCTCAATGGAGAGCCCGTCAATACAACTTTAATGACCGTAACGCCTACTGCTACTGAAGCATTTTTTAATGTCTTCAGTGCCATTTTTGTAGATGTTCCTGCTGGTTGTTGCGCTTAGTTAAGTGTCAAAAATACTTCTGGCGTCACCATTGAAGTCCAAAATGCTAATTTAATTGTAGAAAGGGTGGCGTGATATGAAATAGCTAAAAATGATTAAAGGCTGTCTTGAAAGTGCGGTTGCCGCACAAGCTACAGACTTGTCTAACGTAAATGCGCAGGAACTTGGCTTAGTAGTCGATATGATTAAAGATTTATCTGAAGCAATTTATTATTGTAAGAAAATCGAACATATGGACGAAGAGGAAGAATTATTAGAAAAAATGGCTAAACAGGGTGGGGAAACTTATCAGCGAGATATGGACCGGCAGCAAAAGAGGATGTATTACACTGAGCCTGGAATGGTTCATGGTCATAATCCTTGGAATCGCCAAGAACCTCATTGGGAAGACCGTATGTATTATGATGGAGGCCGTTCGAGTGGCGGCAACACTAATAATGGGAGTAATACTGGTTCTTCGAATGGAGGGAGTCGAAATTACACAGAGCCAATGATGAGAGACGATAGAGAAGGACGTAGCGGCTCTCAGCGCCGGACCTATATGGAGTCTAAACAAGGACATCACGATAAAGCAATTACAATGTAGAAATTAGAGTTATACGCTCAAGATTTAGTAACGGATGTTCTTGAA